CGTAGAAACTCTTCTCCTTGACATGAGAAGTGAAATGAAAAAACAGGGCTATGATTTGCGTTACGATGCCAAGCACAATTTCAACACAGCGATAGCCGCTATACGCCGGCTGAAGCAAGATGTAGACAAGACCCAGCTTTCTACTCAGGAGAACTTCGGAAACGACTCAGACTGTCTCCTTGCCTTCATCAAGCTGCTGATAGATCGCTGCGGTGACGACGACAAGGAAGAGGTAGCAGAAAAATTGGCTAAATGTGGTATGGTCGTAGTACAAGATGAAACATTCTATGTGGAACCAAAGAAAGAAGATCAGGCGTCCTAAATACTCATATGCTCCCATCGGTAGCCGGCGGGCAGTTTGTCACTGGTTGGAGATAGGAGATATCCTCGAGGTAGACAAGGTTGGTGAATTCCCCACCAGTGAAGAAGCACGCAAAGAATGCTACCGGCTTAACGGCTGGAAATATGAAGAACCTGAGAAGAGAAAAAATAACCTCAAATATTAATAATTTAATTTTTTTACATTATGAATGAAATTTATTGGATGACCGTAGTTGGTAACCTGTCCACCGCCTTTATGGTCGTATGGATTGTAGCTTTGATAATTGTCCTTGGTATGTTGCTTGTCCTGGCAGCTTCGGAGGGTGATGTAATCGATGATGAGGACAGCGCACACATATTCTTCAAATGGTTGAAGCGCTTTGTTGTCTGTGGTGTAATAGCGGCAATGGCGAATATTTTCATTCCGACGACCAAGGAGCTGCTTTATATCTATGGTGTCGGTGGCACGATTGACTATATCAAGACGAATGATACGGCAAAGCAGCTTCCGGACAAGTGTATCAAAGCGCTTGACCGTTTTGCAGATAAATATATTGACGAACCTGAAAAAGACAAATAATTATGGGAATGCACACATGGTTTGAATGTAAGATCCGTTACGAAAAGGTAATGGAGAACGGAATGCAGAAGAAAGTAACTGAGCCCTACCTGGTAGATGCTCTCAGCTTCACAGAAGCGGAAGCACGGATAATAGAAGAGATGACTCCCTTCATCTCTGGAGTGTTTACTGTTTCTGATATCAAACGCGCCAACTATAGCGAAATATTCCCCAGCGACGTTGAATGTGACGACCGCTGGTTTAAATGTAAACTGTGCTACATCACATTGGATGATAAGAGCGGAGCCGAGAAAAAAACAAGTACCTATGTGTTGGTACAGGCTTCGGACCTCGAACGGGCGAAGAAGAACCTTGATGCCGGCATGAAAGGCACAATGGCAGACTATCAGGTGCCCTCAGTCGTAGAAACAGCTATCATGGATGTATATCCTTATACAGCTGACAAGGATGCCAAGCTTGAATCGGACGAAAAGAAAAAGGAGGAATGAGTAATCCAAAGGTAGTTGCAGTCCTGCTCATTGTATGTGAGCAGGACTCCCTTAATGATCCGAAAGAAACGGTGAGCGACTTAATCTTAGCGATGAAGAATTGACTTGAAATTAAATTTAAGATAGAGATGAATGTACTAAGTTTATTCGATGGCATGCCCTGTGGTCAGATTGCTTTGAAGCAGCTTGGCATTATCCCGGAAAAGTATTACGCTTCTGAGATAGACAAGCATGCCATCAAGCAGACACAACTGAACTTCCCGAACACAATTCAGCTCGGAGATGTCACCCGAGTAGATGTATCTCGGTTGGAACCAATTGACTTGTTGATAGGAGGCAGTCCTTGTCAGTCATTCTCTTTTGCCGGCAAACGTGTCGGGATGTCTACTGTGGATAAAGAAGAGATATACACTCTGGATCGCTACCTGGGATTAAAAGAAGAAGGCTTTCAATTCGAAGGGGAGTCTTATCTGTTCTGGGAGTATATGCGTATTCTGACTGACATCCGTAAATATAATCCGAATGTGCTGTTCTTGCTGGAAAACGTAGAAATGGGCAAGAAATGGGAACGGGTACTGAGCGAAGCAATCGGTGTGTATGGTGTGCATATCAATTCTGCCTTGGTATCGGCACAGAATCGGAGACGTATCTATTGGACGAATATCCGGACTAAGAGAAATGGATTGTTTGGCGAACTTCATTCTGACATACCGCAACCGGAAGATAAGGGGATTTTGCTGAAAGACATCCTTGAAGACGAAGTGGACGAGAAGTATTTTTTGAGCGATAAAGCCCTTTCGGGTATAATTAACCATAAGAAAAGACACATGGAAAAGGAGAGTGGCTTCGGAGCGCAATTTCCGACCGTGAAGAGCAATGCCTTGTTGGCTAGATGTTATAAAGACGGAAAAGAAAATCTGGTATGTTCTCCCCGTGGAAACAACACAGGAGGAGTATTTGGCGAGACCCTTAGGAATATTATCCAGATAAATCCGGTTTCCGGTAGCGGAGGTAAACAATCGTATCAACAGGACCGTATCTACGATGTTAATGGTATTTCTCCTGCTTTATGTAGGGGTGGTGGCGGAATGTCTCCTAATATTGCTGTAGGATTAATCCGTCGTCTGACTCCTACCGAATGCGCCCGCCTTCAGACTATTCCTTCATGGTATAAATGGGAATGTTCCGACACGCAGCAGTACCGAATGCTAGGCAACGGATGGACGGTGGATGTTATTGTGCACATCCTATCCTTTATGAAAGAGAAAATGAATATTAACGTAGCCTGAAAAGGCTCAAAACAAATCAGTAATGAGCAAAAGTATTAGTTGGGAATTATACTTGAAGATTCGGCAAGCAATCGACTTCCTTCGCAGCATGGAATGCGATACCCCCCTAAACCTCGGTTTTTCCGGTGGAAAAGATAGCGTTGTTATTCTTGACCTTGCAGAACGTTCCGGTATAAAGTATAACGCTATCTATGCCAATACTACCGTTGATCCTCCCGGTACGATTAGCTTTATAAAGAAGAACTATCCACAAGTACAGATAATGCACCCGGAGAAATCTTTCTTTAGACTGATTGAGGAAAAAGGTTTTCCGTCCCGTTTGCGTCGGTTCTGTTGTGAGAAGCTGAAAGAACGATACGGAATTGGTAAGCGAAGTATTGAAGGAATGAGAGCTGCCGAAAGTATAAATCGAAAAGATTATGAGCCGGAGCAGTGTGATACAAGAAAATGGATGAAAGGAGCAAAGCATATTCTTCCTATCCTCACATGGACAGAAGAAGATGTTTGGAATTACATTCGTGAGCGTGGTTTGCCATATTCAAAGTATTACGATGCTCCATATAACCTTTCTCGACATGGTTGCGTAGGTTGCCCGCTCTGCAATTACAGGCAGATGCAGTTGGAATTTAAGATGTTCCCCGGCTATGCTCGTAAAGTGATAGCATCCGTTGGAATATACATGAATACTCATCCGAATGGCTTTCTTGCTCGCAATTTCTCGGACGGATACGAGGCTTTCTACTACTACATCAATGAAATACCCATTGCGGAGTTTCACGAATTAAAGAAAGGCTTATTCGGTTTCAATGCAAAGGAAATTGTTCAAAGGGAAATTTTAAATCAAATAACGTAAAACAAATCAATAATGAATAAAGATAATATTATTCCACCTATGACGCATCCTTATGGGATGTGTTGGCAACAGCCGCCAACTTACTTGATACTAATTGATGATACTCATGCAGTGATGAGTAGACTTGATTTTGAAATACTCATGGATTATACTCGTTCTCAACCGTCAGCTCTCTATAATGGTAAAATGTGGAAAGCACAATATGAGGATGAAGGTACGTTGAAATGGTTTCTTTGCTATTGTTTCAATGAGAATGAGAAGACGAATGAGATAGACATTGCATACCGGGAAATTTTGATAATTGATTAATAACGAAATAGACATGAGTAAAAGAATCTTTAAATATCCTCTAAAAGTTGAGGATGAGCAAATTGTAAAAATGCCGCTTGGATATCAGATACTAACTGTTCAGATTAAAGATAATGTTCCTTGCATTTGGGCAATAGTAGATGATAAAGAAAAACAAATAATTGATTGCAAGATTAGGACTATCGGGACTGGTCATTATTTTGATAATCATCTATTGGATTATATAGGTACTTACCAGCTCAACCAGCTTGTTTTTCATGTATTCAGCAATAACAGTCCATTTTAATCATAACAAATCAAAAAGGAATAATAATATGGCAAAGATTTATGTAGCAAGTAGTTGGAGAAATGTATTTCAACAGGACGTTGTAGCTATTCTCCGTGATTTAGGACATGAGGTCTATGATTTTAAGAATCCCCCACATGGGAATGGTGGTTTCCAATGGTCTGATATAGACCCTGATTGGCAGAACTGGACAACTGAACAATATCAAGAAGCACTTAATCAC